TGCTCTTCCTGTGCCACAGCAGAATCCAAGATCTGCCGCTCCAGCGCATCCGCAGAACCGCCGATACCGGCCAGCTCAAGACGCGAATCAATCTTCGGGGTCTTGTTCTTCTGATCCTCACTGACCGCATTCAGAATGTCCACGACCAGAGCCGCCTGCGGCTTCGGCATGGACTTCAGGATCTCCACCTGGCGTCGAGGATCAACGGTCTGACCCACCACCATTGCGGCATCCACAGCCAGCGTCAGGTTCACAACCTTGCGAACCTCCCGACCATCAAGACCAGCGGCTGCCGCTGCCTTGTACAGGGTCGGGTAGTTGGACATGGCGAAGTCCTGCTTGGAATCCCAATCGTCACGCATCGTGACGGGAAGCACGTCCAGCGCCTCAGCGCGAGTGATCTTGGCCTGACCGAGCTTGCGCTCCGGAGGCATGTACGAGCTGGGTGCTGTCGGGTCCGCACCAAGAAGACCCGCACCAGCGGGGGTCGGCGCATACGGGTTGAGGGGGTTACGCTCAACCGGCTCTGCCGGAATGTACGTCGTGGTGGCCTGCTCCGCCTCAAAGGCGTTCTGCCGCTCAATCCCACTGCTACCGAACCGGCGACGATCCTCAGTGGACACCAGATCGTACGTGTCGGGAACCAGATCCGCAGCCGACAAGTAGTAGCCGGACTCCATAGCGGTGCCCTGAGGGGCGGTCGCTACACGGTCCGGTGTCGTCGGCGGGGGAGTGACCGGTGTAGGGGCCGGCACTCGACTGCGGTCCGCTACCGGAACGCTGGGAATCTCCCCGCTAGGAGCAGGCTGGCCGTCTTTGTACGTGGTGTACGACGGTTGCCAAGTTGACTCATCCTTGCGCTTGCGCGGCTTCGCCACTACCAGCCAAGCCTCTCCGCAATGGCCAGCATGCGGACCACGTCAGGTGACTGATCCGCAGCGGCCATGCGGCGCAGAGTGTCCTGAAGGGACGAACGCTGTGGAGCCGTCGGCATCGGTCCGGGGCCGGGACCGAACGGTGCACCCGCCGTCACCGGCTCCTCAGGAAACCCCGTCGGAGCAAACAGGGGAGTGGCAGCAGCGCCCTGGCCGGTGGGACTTGATTTCCGCACTCGCGCATTGGACACCGTGGGCGCTGCCGCCATAGGAGCAGACGACTGGATATCGTTGTAATCCGCGTTCTCCCCATAACCCATCCCCGTCATGGGGACGGTGGACTGTGAAGGACCGCCATCCGTGCGACGCGACAGCGCACCAGGCATCGCGACCGGAGCCGGATTAGACGGGGTACGGCGACCACCATGCTGCTCAGCCATCCTCACCGTCCTCCAGCTTCACAATGTGCGGTTCCTGCAGTTCACGTTCCGGAACCAACTCCGGTTCCTCATCATCGTCATCAATGCTGTTTGCCAGCATCCCAAAACGATGCAGCTCCAGCAGAGTGTCGTGCCACAACTCGTGCAAACGGTTCACCATGTCCGCGGCCACATCAGGTGACCACGACACGTCCTCAGCCGTGAGGGCGACACGCATGTCCTGCCACGCGATCACAGCGTGCATATTGCGGGAAAGACCTCGCATGTCGCCCTCCTCGACTAGAAACCGTCAACTACTACTTGCCCGAGCCCTTAACACCGGGAACATGCACACCGGTCATAATGTGCGGGTCGCTCTTCGCACCGGACTTGTCCATGATCGGCTGCGACGTGGGGGCACCCGGAGCGGGCTTGCCCTGATTCGGCTGCGGCATTGACTATCTCCCTACTTGTTCATGCCGCTAAGCGGCGACTTGGTTGTTGGCACGTTCGGCATCACCGTGGAATCCTCCACGTGGGCACCGTCGCCACCGGCTTTGCCGGACGTGTCCATCCAGCATCCACACGAAATGCACATGAGCTACTCCTAGATCGGAAGACGACGCGACACGTTCGCCTGCAGGTTCGCCTGACCGTTGGAACCGATACCGGCGAGCAGCATCTGCAGGTCCGGGCGGCCACCGGCAGCCATACCGGCCTGACCAGGAGCAACACCACGCATCAGACCCGAATCGGATAGGCCGGCACCGCCGCCCTCCCCGGCAGGGGGAGCGCCCTCGGGGGAGCCGGCCATCCCAGCGGCCTCCGCACCCGGAGCCTCAACCCCTGCCGGTTCGGGCATCTCCTCCGGTGCGAACGCCTCCTGCACCACCTCTTCGATGGAGCGGCCACGCTGTCGTCCGACAATGATGTCCGCGAGGCGCTTAAGAATGTCACCGGGGTCTTGGCCGTTCTGGGCGAGAACGGGGATGGCCTGCGCGTAGCCGGCCACTGCCTGCTTCAAGGCGTCCCGCATCTCCTCAATGTCCACACGCTGCTCTTCTTCCGTCGCGTTCAACGCGAACGGCATCTGACGGCGCAGGAAGTCACGAGAGATCAGGCGGTCACCGCGGGCCTGCAGCCCGAACACCAGTGCACGGTTCGGATCCAGACCGGCCATCAGGCCGTACTGGACATCCACCGTGTAGTCGCCCTTGATGTCCCGCTCAGGCTTGTACCGGATCTCATACGGGGTGCCGTCAGCGTTCCCGCGAATGTTCTTGGAGTCCGAGCCGAACAGCTTCTCGTCCACCATGAGCGCCTTCTCAATGAGGCGCTCAAACGTCTTCGCGAACATGGCCTGACCGGTACGGACCTGCGTATCAAACCCGGACATGAGTGCCTGGACGCCACGACCGGTGACCACGGAGGAGTCAATCTGGCCGTTGCGGGCTTCCGGGTAGCGGGATCCGGCACGCAGTTCCGCATCGAGCATGCCCTGCTGGGCGAATGCGGACTGGGGAACCTCAATCGGGACACGGCGGACCTTCTCACCGTTTGCGGTACGCAGCACCGCGTCCGGTCCCAGAGCCAGTTCCTGCGCATCGGGGGGCAGGACGATGGGTGCCTGCACCGACTTCTGTGCCGCCTCAAGGGCGAGCAGGGCGAAGCGGGCCTTAGCAACCTGCACGGCGAGGACATCATCGAACTGGCCGTGCATGTCGTCGTCTACGCCGGGGCGCTGCGTCCACTCCACCAGCACTTCACCGATGGGGTTCTTTGCGGACTCCAGAACGACACCGTCGCGACCGGGCAGGAAGATCGTGTCCACGAACCGGTCGTGGTAGCGGACCACCTCAACCAGATCGTTGCCGCTGGAGGGCCGTCCGAGGACGCTGACCCGGTCCGGGTACATGGCTTCCAGCTCGTCGCGGGACTTGTAGAACGAGAAGAACGCCCCGCTGACTTGGCCCCAGCGGTCCCGGATCGGGTACGCGCCAATGGAGTCAAGGAACCGGATGCGCGGCATCCGCTCATCCAGGTCAACCTCGATGATGGACGGCACGAAGCCGTACGTGAAGTAGCGGTCCGTGGCCGTGTACATCTGGCGCTGCACGTCCGAGTAGGACAGGTAGCCGTTGACGATGCGGGTGCGCTTTTCCGCGAACTCCCGAGCCGTATCGGACACCATTTTCGCGCTAGCGCAGTTGAACGACGGCAGTGGTGCCAGCACCTCTGCCAGGTCACGGGCCGCGACATCGACCATGTTCGCGACAATGCCGCGATCAAACGGACCCTCAGGGAACAGATCCGGGTACACGTCCCGCATGCGGCCTTGGCGGACCGCGAGAACGTTCTGCATGCGCTGGTCACGGTCACCGTACCGGGCCTTCATCCGGTTATACAGTGCCCGCATGTCACCCAGTGACTGCTTGGGGAGCCCATCGTCGTACCCGACACGCTCCGCGTTAGGCGGATACTCGCTCACTATGCCCCAATCGGTCTAAAAGCCTGCATCGCCTCCGCGTCCAGCAGGTTCACGGTCATCTGGTTCCGTCTATCCCACGGCGTCAAGAACATGCTGGAACCTGCATGGGAGCGGGCATACGTGGAATGCATCATCACCCGGTCCCGGCAGGCCAGTTCCGCGAACCAGAACGCCATCACAAGGTCCGTCTTCGTGCCTTTCGGCAGATCCGGAGCCCACGTCACCAGTTGCTCCACAAACGCCTTCGCCGCTTCACTGATCGCCGTGGAGGGCAGCTCGATCATCTGCTGCTTGTCCTGCCAGCCATTGAACAGTGATGTCATTGAGGCGACACCGAAATCCGTGTCGTGCTTGTTAGAGCCCGTGAAGTGGGGGCGGATCACTGTTCCGCGGGCAGCCGCGTACTGGTTGATCTCCCGGTCATGCACCAGGAAGCCTTGGAAGCCGTTCTTCTCAATCCGCCACTCGCAGATCCCGTACCGGTCCGTCCACTCTTGGATCAGGTTCCGCATACCCTCCGGGGTCGTGCCGGCCTTGTTGTACAAATCCAGCACATACCGCTTCGACGTGCGAATATCCAGCCCGATCACGACCGCAGCCGTATGACCAGAGGTGGCCGGGTCAAGTCCGGCCACGATGATCAGCCCGTCCATGCCCTCCGGGCGGCAATTCACCATCCCGCGGGGCATCACCCCGGTCATCCGGTTGCCGTTGATGGACGCTTTCACCGCATCGGGGGAGAACACCGCATCATCAGCAACCTGCTTCTGCATGTACACCATGCTCCAGGCGCGAGCCGACACCCTCGCCCGCTTCTTCGCCAACCGCGGCCCATCCCACTTCGGGAACAACCCATCCGCATCCGGCTCAAGCTGACCGCCCTTAGCCCCCGGCTCCGGCTGGTTCGACCGGGGCCACAGCGTCACCCAGTCCTTCGTGTCTTCCGCGAAATCCAGCACCGCTGGCATCGCCAGATACGACCACGGGCTCGTCTCATCCGGATACCGGTGCTCATCCCGCAGCTCCGAATACAGATCCTTAGACGCCAGGCGCGTGCCCACCACCAGCATCGAGCCATTGCTGGAGATACGGGAGATCACCTCGGACTGGATCCAGTCAATCTGCTTCTCATACTCATGCGCGTTCGACAAGTCCACGCAGTCATCCAGCACAATCAGGTCAGCACGGGCGCCATACACGTGACCGCGGATACCCAAAGCCTGAACCGTCGGATCCTTCTCACCCGAATCACGGGCATTGTCCGACACGTAGATCATCGACTGATTCCACGCCTCAGAATCCTTATCAAAGCCACCCGACGGCGCATACGCCGCAATCATCTCCCAATACGCCGGATGCGTCAGACGAGTCTTAATCGCATACAGCATCTTCCGAGCCATATCCGCCGTCTTAGAAATCAGAATCACCCGGACATTCGGATCCATCGCAATCCGATACGTCACATAGTTGATCGTGATGCTCGTGGTCTTCGCATGCTCCGGAGGCATGTTCACCATCACCAGATCCCGGTCACCCGGCTGCCACGTCATCGCCGGATGCACCCAAGACGGCTCCCGGCCCTCAATCAGATCCACCACGTTCTGCATATGCGGAAACACGTGAGCACCCAAAAACCGCTCACTGAACTCCGGGAACTCCATGAACTCGCCCCGGGCATGCTTCCCCGACTGGTTCATCACCCGAATCCGAGAAACCGCATCCCGGAACTCATCCGACTCCCGACGCCACTGCTCATACGTCGACGTCGACCGCCCAATCTCCTCCAACGCCCGCCTCACCGACAAGCCATCACCCAACGCCTTCAAGAAGCGACGCTGAGCATCCACCTTCGTCTCATCCGTCTTCCGGCCAGGAGCAGCCACGACGAACCTCCGAACGACGGGGGAGAAGAAACCATGAGCCAAGGCGACCAACGGGAGCCTTGGCGAAGGAAGAAGAGGGGGTAAAGCTGCCCCGGCGTCAGCAGGGGCAGCAACCGTGAAAACAAGGGGTACCCGTAGCAACCCCTTGTGGGGGTTGCACACTGGTTATCCACAAACCAACTACCAGTAGTAGTACTGAGCACCGCCCCCTCAAAGGGGCGGTGCGAAGTACAGTAGCCAGCCCCCCTCAAAGGGGGCTGGCAGTACGCCGCCCCCAGAGCACACAGGGGGGCGGCTACGTAAGTAGCCTCTATAAATATACTTCCTGTCAAAACACCTGTGGATAAGACACCGATTTCAAAAATGAGACGCAGATCACACAAAATATCCGGTCAAAACCGGACATAGTGGTACACCGCACTGCAGCTCCACCAGGTGAGGGAATACGACGCACATTCGCGGGGGGATGACGTATACATAGCCGGCGACGCCGCAAACAACCCCCGGGTCAAGCCTGTGACGTGGGCCGTTGCGACCCCCTGCACCCCCCTCGCGACCGGTCCGAAACGCACTGTGCCCATAGTCCCACCCCACCAGCTTAGGGTGCCCTCACTTGCCAGGATTTGTATAGACAACTTGGACGACCGCACCCTATTTGTTGTGCGCGCATACAAATTCGGGAAGACTGTCAAGGCATACACATGTGCATATGCGTATAGCGGTGTCGGATGGCGGTGCGACACGCGGTGACAATTTTTTTGGGATTGATATGGACACGGGGGTAGGTGTCTGCTAGTTTCGGTGTAGCGACAGGGAGTCGCAGAGAGAGAGGGGCCGACGATGTCGGATTGGACGATGTGCGAGCGGTGCGGGGAGAGTGTGCCGGAGACGGCTCCGGCTACGCCGGGTGACCTGAATTCCCCACGGTGGTGTGAGTCGTGCCGTGTCGTGGATTCTTGGATGACGTATCGGCAGATTGTGGATGCCCTTGCGGGTGCGGGGTTTGAGGCGCGTCAGACGGATATGGCGGGCAATGTTGCGGCCCTGACGGTGACGGTTTCGGATGATGGCCGCGTGTGGTCGGGTGTGGTGATTGGTAACGGCGAGTGGACGATGGGCGAGACGTTGGACGAACCGGTGTGGGAGGGGTTCGTGTCAGTGTGTCCGGAGCGTGACGGTGAGTACGTGGACTTTCCTGACACGGGTGTGTATTACGTGGAGTGTGGCACGGTGGGCGAGGTTGTGTCTGCGGTGCGTCGCGCGGTGTCGGTTCTGACGGTGGGTGAGTGACGATGACTGACACGGCTCAGGGCGTGTGTTCGTACTGTGATGCGGCCCCGTGTGTGGACGGTGGCCCGTATTGCGAGGGGTGTCTCTCGGATTTTTACGGGTCGCGGCCGTGTCCGTCGTGTGGGGTGTCGGTTGCTGGTTGGCCGGTGTCGTGTCCGTCGTGTGGCGTTGACTTGACGGACGGTGAGTGATCATGGACCGGACTCACACGTATGTGGAGTGCTGCGACCGTTACACGCTGGTTGAGCGCACGGTCTGGGATTCGTCGGTTGAGGGTCGTGTGTGTCGTGACGGTATGGGGTGCGGCATGGTGCTGGCGTCTGAGGGTGGTGAGTGACGTGCGGGTGACGACACGGTACGTGGGTGCGACGGATATACGCGGGTCACGTATCCGTGTGAGCTGGTCGGATGGTAAGCGTCTGGTGCCGTTCTGGCATGGCGCGTCTAACGCGCATGAATACGCGGTGGGGGTTGCCCTGGCGGGTGCTGGTGTGCGCGTGGTGGCGGTGGATTACGTGCGGGATACGCGCACGGGACGTGGTAACGTCTACAATGTGACAGTAGGGTAGTCTGTCCGTATAGGATCGGGCACCCGTTCATGGTGGCGGGTGCGCGGTCCGGTCCGGATAGGCCGGTACCAGATAGAGAGGGGGTCGCCATGGTGGCGACGGTTAGCGCAATAATGCGAGGTTTGACCGTGGTCGAGCGGGAACTAGCGCCGATAGATGACGGTTTCGTCGCGTATTGGAAAGCGTCACGTGTGGCCCGGTCGCGCATGGTGCGCGCGGCACGGTTGACGTTGGGGGAATATCGGGAGGGTTTCGGTTACGCCAGGGAGGCACG